ATTTCAGACATAGCAGATATTGCAAGTGGACAGAAATATATTTTCAATGCACTGAGTGAAATAGAACAAAGCATCAGACTTGACTCGCATCCAAGCCTTGTTAAAACACCAGAAACAAACGCAGGTGTAGGCGCAGGAGCAATCATACATATGCCAGATGGATTAGATCCAGGCTTAAAACCCTATGTTCTCGACTTCCAAGGTGCAAGCGTAGACAAGATACTTGCTGCCATAGAACAAACTGTAGACGCTATTGATAAAATGGCCAACACAGGCGCAGTTCGTGCAACAGTCTCAAGAACAATGAGTGGTGTTGCAATGGAAACAGAATTCCAATTGTTAAATGCACGACTGTCAGAAAAAGGTGACAGTCTGGAACTTGCAGAAGAGCAGATTTGGAAGTTATGGTGTGCATATATGGGCTATGAATGGACTGGTGAAATTGTGTATCCAGATTCATTTAATCTCAAGGACGCCAACAATGATCTTGAATTGTATTTGAAAGCAGCCACAGCACCACACGGTTCAGAAACATTCAAGCGTGAACTACAGCGTCAAATTGCAAAAACAGTAATTGAAGATGAAACCAAACTTGGTGTCATAGCAGAAGAAATAGAACAACCACGTGAAGCATTTGTCCCACACGTTATGATCAATCCTGAAACAGGTGCACAAAGAATTGCAGCAACAGAAGCTGAACATCTTGAATTAGCAGCATTAGGATACGTCCACCCAGATGGCAACTGAAGCACAAATACGCAAGCATCAAAGGTTATTGGATGGTCTAATCTCAGACTTTGAAAGTGACCTACGAATGGAACTTGACCGTGCCTATGACTCAGTAGCAGCACTTGGTGTTGACGCACAACGCACAGAAGTTCTTGCCGTATTTGAAAACGTAAGAACCTGGGCTGACAGTGAAGTAGCCAAATTGGACAGTGTGATCTCCTCAAACATAGAAATGAATGCAGCAGTATTGGGCACAGACGTAGCAGCTCGCACACTGCAGGGCCTAAGCGAAGTGAGAGCACAAATGGCCAGCACCTTACGAAACCTTGTAGACCAAGAACAAAACCGTGTGATAGAAACTGTGGTGTTGGCAGGCATAGCTGGTGCAGCAGCACGAGACCTTGTGGGTCAGACACGCAGCATACAGGAGGGTTCGCAGCGTAGGTTGAGCACAGCATTTGGCAATGCAGTATATCAGTTCGATGCCATAGTAACAAGAAGCAGAAGCGAACGAGATCAAGAGCAGCGTTTTCAATATGTGGGTGGCATAATAGAAAGCACCAGAAGTTTTTGTCGCAGTTTGGACAATCAAATTTTTACAGAAAGTGAAATCATAGATATATGGCGTGACAGTTGGCCTGGACAAGCACCAGGAGATCCTTTTGTGGTAAGAGGAGGTTATAATTGTAGACACACCTGGGTAGCAGTGGAGGCAGAAGAATGAGCAAACCAATCAACAACAACCAACCAAGTCTTGCAACTGGCAGCCAGTTGCAGCAGGCTTTGAAATCATATTAGTAGACATAAGGAGGGACTACAATGGCGAAAATGAAGAAAAAGAAAAAAGGAAGCCGTGGCGGACGTCGCGGTTGATTGGCACAGTTACTTTGAAAGTATTAGTGTTGTGTGTCCTTGGAGTCTTGGCGCCTGGCGCCGCGAGGGCATAGACATCCAACAGTGGTGTGGTGAGGTCAACCCATTGGACACCTGGGAAGCAAGAATATATCTTGCGCCTCGCCACAAACCACGCCAACTCAAGAAGATGGCTGATAAATTTAATAACACAAGGCCCAAAGAAGAATGGTTGTGGAGTCATCCGGATTTTGGTAATCACTCAACACCAGTGCCTTGTTTTATACAACAGCATAGAAATGTGCTGGAAAACATCCGTAAATCTCTGGAAAAAAAGGGATCTACATAAATACAACACAATACTCATAGGAGGATCGTTACGTGAGCGAACAATTTGCGGAAATGGAAACGGCAACTGATGCCACAACCCCAACAACTGTTGAAAATCAGGAACAAGCGGACAAGACCTATACACAGGCAGAGTTTGATCGTCATATGGCAGGACTTAAAAAGAGCCTTGCTTCAAAGTATGAACGTCAATATGCTGAATTGGGTGATCCAGAAGAATTACGCCAGCTCAAAGCAGAAGCAGAACAACGCAGAACAGAAGAGCAAATCAAGCGTGGTGAGTTTGAAAAAACACTTCAGGAAAAAATGGCCGCTAAGGATGAGGAGATCCGTAAAAGAGATCAAGTCATCACGGAGTATAAGGTTAATTCACCTTTGTTAGACGCTGCTGCGAGATATCGAGCTGTTGCCCCAGAGCAAGTGAGAGAGTTACTCAAACACAGCGTAAGATTAGGTGATAGTGGAGAAGTAGAAGTGCTTGCTCAGGATGGCAGTGTTAGATACGATGATAGTGGTAAACCCGTTCAGGTAGATGCACTGGTCAAAGAATTCCTTGACAGCAATCCACACTTTGTTCAGCCTGGCGCTGCAACTACCAACACACGAAGCCAAGTTGCTCCAACCAGTGCTAAGTCTGATTTTGATTTAGGTTCATTGGACCTTACAAAACCAGAACATAGAAAACTGTATAAAGAAGCACGAGACAAGGGTCTCGTATAACTAAATGCCAAATTTAAAGGAGAATTAAAATGGCTGATAACTATGTAAGCGTAACAAATACAGACGCACTTGTTGTTCCTGTCAAAGCCGCAACAGTATACGCTGCTCACGAGAGCTCACTGTTCCTTGGAGGACAACTTATTCCAGTAGTAAACGCACCAAACGGTGTATTGCAGGTTCCAGAACTTGCAGCGGTTACTGCTTCAACAATCACATCAGGTATTACAACTGATGTTGCAGTTACAAACCCAGCTGACACAAAGAACACAATCACTTGTGACCTATATGCAGCACGTTCAGTGGTTCGTGACTTGGGTGCAATTGACCCATCAGAAATTGGTCGCACATTGGGTAACGCTGTTTCAAAAGCGTTTGACGAAGATGTTGCAACTGTAATGGGTTCATTAACTGGACAAGAAATCACATCAGGTGATTTAGATATGGCAGAAGTTGCTGCTGCTGTTGCTACTATCCGTGGTAACGGTGAAACAGGTCCATTGTTTGGTATTGTTTCAACAAACGCATATGCTGCACTAATGAATGACATTGGTGGCACTGCATTTGCTGGTGGTGACGTATTCCAAGGTGCTGCACTACGCAGTGGTTTCTTTGGAACACTAATGGGCGTTCAGGTATTTGTAAGCTCATACCTAAACGACACAAACACAGGTGTTACTGGTTCTAAGATGGCAATCTTTGGTGCTGATGCAATGCGCATTGGTATGCAGAAGAATGTTGACGTAGAAGTGGCACGTAGAGCAGAAGCAGTTGGTAACGATGTTGTTGCATCACTACACGCTGCTGTTGGTCTAATTGACGCAGGACGCGGTGTTCTAATCAAGGATGCAGCATAAGGAGATAGTCTAAATGGCCTTTATTATTGAAAGCTCAAGCGTTATTAGTTTTGCAGAATATGCAGATGTTTTGCAGCACGACCAACGCCTATTTGACAGTAATGAAGGCTTGACAGACGATGTTGTAGAAGATGCGCTTATTAGGGCAACTGATCGTGTATTGAGCAGAATTTCAACTACACAGTGGTGGAGAGACTACTATGTGGAACGTGATTCATCAATCAACTATACGTCAGTTGCAGACATTCCAAGTGTGAACGCAGATCGTATTGTAGGTCGCAAGGCTGACTTTACTGAACTCTGCGTTTGCACTGCACTTGCTGATTATGTTCTTCCCCAGGTTGCTGACTTTGGAGACGAAACAGATTCAGAAAGAGCTAAAATGGGCTACTACCAAAATCGTGCGGAGAGCCTATTTCAGGAACTGATTAGAGCAGGTGACTGGTATGACTTTGATGATGATGGCACAGTGCAATCGTCAGAAAAAGAACCAGGCTACGCTAACTTGAGACGAGTAAGATGAGGACTGAAGTAATCAACAGAATCAAAGCATTGGCAATGAATGGGGTAAGACTATCCGAGGAACTGCCATATGATGAGTCTGGTGTGCCAAGATATTTAAAGAACACAAAAACTCTTTATGTTGACCGCACACAATACAACAGTCTTCCTATTGTTCAAACACTACAAGGCGTAAACATCAACAATACAACAGAATCTGTTAGTGTCTATCTTGCTGTTGATGCAAAAAATCCACCACAACAGTTGGACACAATCATTGACGATTTGCGTGGCATTGAAGATACAATAGTATTGACAGGTGCACACACAAGAGAAAGCACGATCTCAACAGATTATGTAGATGATTTAATAACTGTTCAAGTGGAATACAGACTAACGAAACTTAACTAAAAGGAAAAAGCGATGGCATACATATATCCAGCACCGGGCGCTTCAGGAGACCTAAGTATCAATATCACTACCAACAGTGGCACTGATACCCAAGGACTAACTCTTGCAGCCGTCCAAGACATAACTGTGAATGCTGCCAATGACGTTTTTACCTGGACACAATTGGACCAAGCCAGTAAACAACAAATTGCTACCACAGCAACTAACTCACTATCTATGAATATTGTGTTAGACCAAGTTACTTTCTTTGGAACAACTGTTGCAGGCGAAGACGCTCAAACAGCAGGCATCTTTGGATTGTCAAATGACAAAACCAAAATTGACTTTGAAATCTACTTAGGTGACAAGTCAGATGCACAAACGGGTTCATCAGGTAAAACACTATCAGGAAGTGGCTACGTCACAGGACTTGCTCCAACTGTTAGTGCTGACGCACCAGTTTGGGTTTCACCAATTACAATCACCGTTGATGGTGACTACACCATAACCTAAACAGTAGAGCGTGAGGGTTAGGAATAGGGCGTTTTTGCGCCCTATTCTTTTGAACACGCTAAATACAAT